AAGACGCTGACCGCATTTGCGGAGCGCATCGAGCGCACGGAGCAGATTCTGGACGAGCTTTATGACATATAAGGAGGGCAGGCATGGAACGCATTAAAGTTGGCGTCAAGCCGGTCGGCAAGCCCCTGCACGCAGAGTGGGTCACGAACGACCTGCAGAGCTTCCAGAACATCGTCGGCGGCAACATCGAGCTGTTCCGGGTCACGGAAGGCTTGGCAATCATCTGCAACGAAGAAGGCCGCATCAACGGCATGAGATACAACTGTAAGCTCTGTGGTCAGCAGTTCTTCGGCGACATCGCCTTCGTCGGAATCGCTGGCGAGAACTTCACGGACTGCGCAGACATTAAACTCTTAAAGATTATATTCGGGGAGGTATAACCATGAAACTCAACACAACGCGAGTCATCGTAATATTCTGCATCAGCTTCGCCGTCATGCTGGCGGCACTGCTCAACATCCCGGCACTGTCGCAGCCGGAGACATGCGTCCGGGCCGCACTGGTCATCACCGGAGCTTATGCCTGGTTCGCCGGCGTACTGTGGGCGAACGTCGTCCTGCCCATGATGCGAAAATAAAAAGGCCCGTTGTGGTTGGCTCACAAACGGGCGACAAGTTCGCGCTATTCTTTCCGGCGCGAGCGGGTAGCAAAAGATTCTTCGGAGGTCTTTGCACCTCCATCTTATCACATTGTTAGGAGGATACACAAGTGGCAACATTATACAGTCTTACCGCAGAATACACGCAGTTGCTTGAGATGGCTGAGGACCCGGACACAAGCCCGGAAACCATGGCCGACACTCTGGAAGCTCTTTCCGGAGAAATCGAATATAAAGCCGACGGATACGGAATGGTTATCCGCGAGCTGTCAGCAGATTCCGACAAGTTAAAGTCGGAGATCACACGTCTTAAGGAGCGTAAGGACGCTATCGACAATAACATCAAGCGCATGAAAGAGAGCTTGCAGGCGGCCATGATCGCCACGGAAAAGCGCAAGTTCAAGACCACTCTTTTCACATTTTCCGTACAAAAAAATCCCGCGTCCGTCGTTATGGACGAGCCTTGTATCGAAAACATCCCCGAAGACTATCTGAGATATAAGGATCCGGACATCGATAAGAAGAGGATCCTGGCTGACATAAAGGCAGGCAAAGATCTGACTGGCATTGCACACCTCGTGCAGACAGAGAGCCTGCGGATTAAGTAAGGGGGTGGTGATATGGCAATCCTGGTTATGATCTACGGCCAGAGCGGTACCGGCAAGAGCACCAGCCTGCGGAACTTTGAGCCTGACGACGTCTGCATCATTAACGTCTCCGGCAAGCCGCTCCCGTTCAGGAAGAAGCTGAACACGAACAACACGGACAGTTACGCGCAGATCCTGAAGAACCTCAAGAGTATTTCGAAGCCGAGCATCGTGGTGGATGACGCCACGTACCTTATGGTGAACGAGTTCATGCGGAACGCGAAAGTCACCGGCTATCAGAAATACACCGACATGGCATACAACTTCAATTACCTGGTCGATGCCGCGGCACAGTTGCCGGATGACAAGATCGTGTACTTCATGGGGCATTCTGATCAGGCGGACGATGGGCGCGAGCACTTCAAGACCATCGGCAAGATGCTCGACAACTACGTGACGCTGGAGGGCAAGTTTACCATCGTCCTGAAGACCGTCGTGAAGGACGGGGAGTATATGTTCTCCACCCAGAACAACGGACAGGACACGGTCAAGTCGCCGATGGGGCTGTTTGACCACGCAATGATACCTAATGATTTGAAGGCCGTGGATTCTGCCATACGTAGTTACTATTCGATAGGAGGTGACGGCTGATGAGATTGAGTTATGAATTCATAAGAGACAGCCTTCCAGGTCACGACGAACGCACTAGAAAAATATTAAAAGAAAGCTATTATCCGTTCGATTGCTGTATCGATGACGGAATGGTTTGTTTCTGGAAACGCTACGGAAAGCGTTCTGGGGAAGTCAGTATAATTTTCGACCATACTACTAAAGAACTTGAACGCATAGAGGCAGACGTGAAACACGTTGATGAAAAAGGGCGTTCACAAGCATTTATGGATGTTGCGAACTTTGTTTATAAGATGGCGAAGAGAGAATACATAGAATAGCAGAATGCAATGAATAAAGAATTTTACCAACCTACGACAAAAGCAGAATTATAGGAGGATAAAAACATGAAAAAAATCGACATGACCAACGTACAGGAAGCGGGCGATTTCAGCCGCCCCACAGCAGGCGCATATATCTGCACCATCACGGCGGTGACGGACGTTCCCGCGAAGGAATACCTGAAGGTCGCTTACGACATCGCCGTGGGCGAGCACAAGGGCTACTACTCCGAACTCCGCGCCGCACATCCAGACTGGGAGTGGGCCGGCGTGTACGTCAAGTCCTACAAGTCTACCGCGCTCCCGATGTTCAAACGGTTCTGCACAGCGGTCAGCCGGAGCAATGGCAACTACGTCTTTGACGGCGGCGCAGTGAACGCGGATGAAAAGACCCTCATCGGCAAGCGCGTCGGCCTGCTGCTTCAGGACGAAGAATACTACAACAACAGCGGCGAGAAGAAGACGCGCCTGATCGTCAACCGCGAGTTTCCCATAGACAAGCTGGCAGAGCAGAAAACCCCTGCTCCGAAGCTGCTGAAGGACGAAGGACCGAAGAAGCCGGACGGCTTCATCAACATCGGCGTGTCTGACGATGACGAGAGCGAGGTGCCGTTTGATTGATAATCGAAGACACCCGCCAGAAAGCCGGTAAGCACGACCTGAAGCACCAGTACTTCGACGAGAACGGCATCGAGATCCTGCGGTGCAAGTTGCCATTCGGTGACTATGCGCCGGTCCCGGCCATCTCCATCGACACGAAGGAGAATATGGACGAGATCGCCAACAACATCTGCGGATCCGAGCACAAGCGGTTCATCGCAGAATGCAAAGGCGCGAAGGCCGCAGGGTGCAAGCTGATCATTCTCGTGGAGAACCGCAACGGGATCACGGATGTGTCCGAAGTCCACACGTGGATAAACCCGCGGGTGGTCTACTCCGCGAAGTGCGTTCAGGGCGACCGGCTCCAGAAAGCGATGGAAACCATATCAGAGCGTTACGGGGTGCAGTTCATGTTCTGCGCCCCCGAAGACGCCGGACGAACAATCACGGAGATACTGCAACATGAGTATGATGGACGCGGCAATTGAATATGCCACCAAATACGGCTGGGCCGTCTTTCCTCTCGCACGGGGTGCAAAGCGGCCCTTGACGCCGCACGGATGCAAGGACGCGAAAAAAGACGTTGGGGCTATCCGCGCATGGTGGACGAGATTCCCTGATGCCAACATCGGGATCGCAACCGGCTCCGCGTCTAACCTGATTATCATCGACGAAGACCTCGACGAGAACAAAGGCAAGGACGGATACAAGGCTGTAAGGGAGTGGGAACGGGATAACGGGACGCTGCCGGAAACGGTTCGCGCTATCACAGGGAGAGGTGGGGCGCACGTTTATTATCATTATACCGGCGACGACTTCGGGAACCGTGAAGACATCCTGGAGGGCGTAGACGTAAGAGGCGAAGGCGGCTATGTGGTCGCCCCGCCATCCGTCCACCAGAACGGAATGGTCTATCAGTGGGAATATGCCCCGGATGAGATCCCGCTCGCCGAAGCTGACGAAACAGTGCTCGCCTTCCTCCGGATCGGGAAGGAAGCCGGCTCGGATCGTAAGCAATTCCAGATGCCGGACACCATCCCGGACGGTGCAAGGAACGCCACTCTGTACAGACTGGCTTGCTCGTTACAAGCGCAGGGCGTGCCGGATGACGGCATATTGTCAGCGGTGGAAGCGGCGAACAATGAACGCTGCGTCGAGCCGCTGGAGGCTGAAGAGATCCATAAGCTCGTCAAGAGCGCACTGACGCACCAGAAGGGCGAGCTGAAGATCATCCGCACCGGCCTGCCGGAATGGCGGCCGCCTGAACTCGATTACAAGGTGACGAAGGACGGCGAAATCACAGACCAGCCGAAGCAGACCATCGCGAACTGCGAGGAAGCCATCTTGTACGACAAGGCACTATATGGCCGCATCAGATACAACGAGATCGCCTACGCGCCTTTCGTATACGGCTCCTTACCATGGCGGGCGGCGCGAGGTTGGAGAGAGTGGACAAACGTCGACGACTCGAACCTCCGGGCATACATCGAGGACAACTATGGCATGAAGTCCATGGAGAAAATCATGGATGCCCTGACGAACGTGTCGAACCGCTACCCCGTGAACCCTATCAAGCAGATGCTTGAGGAGTGTCACGAACGATGGGACGGAAATAAGCACGTCGAGGATCTGCTCCCGTCCATGCTGGGCGCGGAAAAGACAGAGTACACGACCGAAGTCATGCGGCTCTTCATGCTCGGCGCGGTGTCTCGGGTGTATCATCCCGGATGCAAGTACGATTACATGATGGTACTCGTCAGCGGCCAGGGCACGGGCAAGTCAACATTCCTGCGCATGCTGACACTTAACGACGCCTGGTTCCATGACAACTTTAACACACTTGACGGCGACAAGGCCTTCGAGAAGCTGCGCGGCATGTGGATCATCGAGCTTGCAGAACTGCAGGCACTCAAACGAGCCAAGGACAGCGAGATCACAAAGGCCTTCATAACCTCCCGCGTGGACACGTACCGCACGCCATACAACCGACGGACAGAGCAACGACCGCGGATGTGTGTGCTGGCAGGAACGTCTAACCCGGTCGACTTCCTCACGGATCGGACGGGCAACCGGCGGTTTCTGCCGATAACGTGCGACGTGAAGCCGGTGACGTTCGACATGTTCGCGGACGAGATCGCAACGAAAGCGGAGATGGCGCAGGCGTGGGGCGAGATCATGGACGAGTTCAAGCACTGCGGCGAAAAGCCAAAGCTGACGCTCCCGAAGCGGCTGCAGCAGATCGCGGTCAACATGCAGACGGCATACCTCGAAGAGGATCCTGATGTCGGCGTCATCCAGGAATGGCTTGAGCAGACCGACGAACGGCGCGTGTGCATCCTGATGCTGTGGCGGAAAGCCCTGCAGAGGCAGTACGAACCGCTGACCAGGAAGGACGTGAACCGGCTGCACGAGATCATGAAAAACGCGGTTGCCGATAAGTGGCAATATGTGGGCAAAAAAAAGTTGAAAGATTACGGGGTGCAGAGGTGTTACGACCGGAAAGACGAGTTTATAACCGTAGATTCGGGCGAAATTCCCTTTGATTAAGCCAAAAAGGTTGCCGAGCGAAGTTATCGGCAACCCTCTCGGCAACCCTCTCGGCAACCCTTGAAACGACGTATTTACGTGCTTTTCTTACTATAGGTTGCCGTGGTTGCCGTAAATTCTATATAAAAGATAAAATAATTAGTAATAATAAAATAGGTATATATAGGAATTTCTCGGCAATACGGCAACCTCGGCAACCTTTTAAGGTAAAAATCAATGACAAATGAAGCTATTAACGACTACCTGAAGGACATCTACACAGTCTTCAAGCGGCACCGTGGGAAGCGTCCCATCACGGACGAGGAGAAGGAATACATCTGGGACGAGATGGACGCGGTCACGGATAAATATGCCGTATATCGCACGGAGAACCCTGCAGACGGGTTCGCGAATGAAGACATATACAAAGTTACGAAGTGGCTCTTTAACGAGCTTGAGAGGGCTGAAACATGATCGTTGCACACTACAATCTTGTTGACACGACAACCGGCGAGACGGTGATGGAGGACGCCATGGCGAAGGACATCGCCAGCCGTCTGGGCGTGCCGATTAAGACGGTATACAATGCCGCGTCACGGCACACACGCGTCGGCAAGCGATACACGGTGCAGGCGCAGGATGGAAGCAAGGAGACGGAGCATACCTACTCTGTGGAGTTCAAGGCATACTTCACGGCAAAGTGGAACCGCTACCGGCGGGCCCTCGGCTTGCCAGTGGAAGAGGGAGGCGAATGATGACAACGGAAGAAGCGTATGCCGCTGAGCAGAAACGCGTCGAGAAGCGCGAGAAGGAACGCCGGTTTATCAACGATCTGATGAAGTGCATTCCGCTCCCGCCGAAGGTAATTGACCCACCGAAGCGCGGCTACCAGAAGCAGGTGACGTGCAGGAGGTGCGGGGCCGTGGTGAGCGAGTGTCACTGGAATTACTGCCCGAATTGCGGTCAGACACTCATGGCGGCCAGTTATGCCGGAACGCATGGATGGACTGCCGCGAAGGCCGACAAGGCATTCCGCGAGATGATGGAAGGACGGGACACGGATTATGATTAGACGAGGAGCACCAGACAGACCGCACGGTACGGAATACGAGATGGTCGGCATCCATGACATAAACGTCGGCGATGTGGTCATTCTGGAGAGCAAGCACTATTACTACAAGACCGGCAAGCCGGCAGACTCGGATTACTTCCGCACGGTTGTGGGAGAGCATCCGACCGTCAGCGGGATGATGAAGCACCTTGTCAGTGAGCCGGACGCAACATTCTTATCTATCCCGCCGTGGCAGATGGGATGGATATACGCCGGAAACGGTGAATATAATCAAATGTGGAGGGCTAAAGATGGAACTGAGATTCGATAACTGTGATTACTCAATCAGCGGAACGCCGGAAGAAATGTGGGCATTCCTGACACTCGACAATGAGCCGGAGCAGGTCGCGCCGGTCACGATCCAGACGGCGACCACTCCCGCAGTGGTGGAGACACCTGCGCCGGAGCCGAAACCCGCCGCGAAGAAACCGAAGCCGCGGAAGGAAATCGACTGGCCCAAAGCGAAGGCCTTGCGCGATGCTGGATGGAGCTACGAGAAGATAGGCGATGAGCTGCACTGCTCCGCGCAGAACGTGGCGAATCATCTGAAGCCGATGGAGGAGGCAGAGCGCAATGGATAATCAACACGCCATCGCCATCCTGCGCCGGATGCAGGAGCCGGAAGCCTACGAGCCGCAGATAACAGCGGAGGCGTTTGAGGCACTCGGCATGGCAATCAGGGCAATCAGGATGACGGAAGTGCTTGCAGGGGAGTTGGACGGATGCCCGCTCCCAGCTCCCTGTCATAAGCTGTTCGACACAGGATGGTGCAAGGAACACTGCAAGAGTCAGGAAGCAACAGCCGCGTGCTGGCTGAAATATGCGGAGGTGGTAGTGGATGACCATTTTGCCGAAGTCAGCAAAAAGGCAACACAGCCAGAACAGGTAAGGACACAAATGTCCTCAGCAGACTGCATCAGCCGACAAGCGGCGATTGATGCGCTTGGAGAAGAGCCAGAAGTTTGGTCTGGGAATGACGAATATGCACAGGGACTTAATAACCAATGGCATTATGATGTTAATGCCCTGAAAGCCGTGCCACCCGCACAGCCAGAACCGTGTGAGGATGCGGTGAGCAGAGAAGCGGCGATTGATATATTTGATGATTACAACGTATCGGTAGAAAACGGAGACCTTGAAGCATATAGCCGTGATAGAAAGAGGTTGTGTGCGTTGCCATCCGCACAGCCAGAACGCACATGCGTAAATTGTGGCAGGACAGCAAATAACGGGGGATGGTATGCAGACGGGAGAACAAGATGCCCGATAGAAGAACATTATGCATTGCCGAAAGATGGGTACTGCCATTTGTGGGAGAAAAGGAACGTTACGGATGACGATTATCCAGAAAGGCGGGAAGAAAATGGATGACTCAATCAGCCGTCAGGCGGCGATTGATGAAATAAGAAGATGCAGGTTTGTTGTTGATGCTATTGAAAAAATTAGTAAACTGCCATCCGCACAGCCAGAACAGCAGTGGATACCGTGCAGTGAGAGATTGCCTGCGTACGGCGAGGATGTGCTTATATCAATCGGTGGATACTGTAATGTTGGGCATATTGTTCCGGTTAACGAAGAAGAGCAATACCACTGGTATTTTTCTGGTTGGTATCATTTTCCGAACGATGTTGACGCATGGATGCCACTTCCAGAACCGTGGAAAGAAGGTGAAGCGGAATGAGAGCGATAAAAGGGAGGTCGTTTTACAAAGAACCGTGGTACAACAGCTATCGTTGCATGAGAAGCAGATGTTATCGACCAAAAGACCCAAGTTACAAGTACTATGGCGGTCGAGGAATCAAGGTTTGTGATGAATGGTTAAACATTGAGAACTTTGAAAAATGGGTAAAGGAACATCCGTATTTTGATGGAGCTACTCTTGACAGGATTAATGTAGATGGTGATTATGAGCCTTCTAATTGTAGATGGGCAACAATGGTAGAACAGGATAACAACCGAAGAAATACGCTGTATGTTGAATGGAATGGTGAAAGTCACACTATTTCTGAATGGGCAAAAATAACAGGACTAAACAGAAGCACTTTGAACAACAGATATTGGCGAGGCGACAGGGGAGATAGGTTATTTGAGAAAGTGAGGTATGAAAGATGTCACGCTTGATTGATGCTGACGAACTTGAGCCAGATGCTGAATATGATGACGGCGAGTATTGGGCATATTCCAGAACACAGATTGAGAACGCTCTTACCATCGAGCCGAAGAAGGGGAGATGGATTCCATTTGATATTCCTTGGTACGAGTGTTCAGAGTGCGGCGCGGTCAGAGAAAACAAGGCGTTTATGGAACATTATTGCCCTAACTGCGGAGCGGATATGAGAGAAGGTGAATCTGATGGCTGAATACATAATGCGGGAATCAGGATATCCGGGACGGCTTGAGACCGAAATTGTTGGGGAGCTGACACGATGTAAGGATTGCAAGTGGTGGCATGATGCTCCTACTTCTGACGGTTACAACAGCTGTGAAAAAGATGCACTAATAAGGCACGAGGACTTCTTCTGCGCGGCGGCAGAACGGAAAGAGGGTGAAGCGTAACATGATATGCGGTGAATGCAAATACAACCGCTGTGACCGTGATTATGATGACAAGCGGTTTTTCTGCGGAAACGAAGACAGCGAATATTACGGATGCGACACCCGTTATGATGACGGTTGCGACGACGGGGAGGAAAAAGAATGATCCGCGCAATAATCGGTTTCTGGATTTTCTGTTGCGCCGGCATGATCGCCGTGGTGCTGTGGCAAGACGTATAAGGGAGGAGACAAATGAGCAGAACTAAACTGTGCATAACCTGCAGATTCTATGACGACTACTTCACGAGGCACTGCGATAACCCCGCCTCGCTGAACCACGGCGAGGAGATGGAACCGCACTGCGTCTGCAAGGACTGGGCGCCAAGCAAGGGAGGCGATACCAATGACACGCGCAGAACTGCGCCGCCAGAAGCGCGAACAGAGTAAGGCCGGCATCACCCGCGTCTTTACCGAGGCACAACTCGCGGAGCATGATCGGCAGGTCGTCGCCGCCTACAAGCAGAACGCCGACCGGCACATGCGGAAAGTCTGGGACGAATACGACCACCGCCAGCGCGATGAGTTCGACAAGCACATTAACGAACTCTGGCACCAACGATGGGAGGAGTTAAACACCGGCACGCCGGAGGAGCAGATAGACACCATGCTGTCTTACCTGCTCGCCATCTCTGCCCGCGTCCTGATCGAACGCTTCGGATGGCTCCCGCTTAACGGTCACCGCTTCACCAAGCGCAACAAGATCGTGAGGTTCTGTAACGCGGTGATTGAAGAGCTTGACCGCATTGCCCACAATAAAAACATTGGTGCGCATGAGTACGCCGCCGAGACGTACCGGCTCTATGGCGTGCGGTTCATGATGGAGGAAACTGATGACGAAACACAGACCACTTTCACCAAAGAATAAATACTATCTGCCGAAGGAGACCTTCCTGATGGTCATTCACTACTGCCGGCAGTATCCCGAATGGGTCGAACAGCTTGAAGCCCTGACAGATACCGCCCGCGCTATTCGGTACGATGTGGATCACGTGCAGACGTCTAATGATTCTGATCCGACGTCAGACCTTGCCATGAGGCGGGCAGAGATATCGCGGAAGAAGGACATGGTCGATACACTGGCAGTGGAGATAGGCGGCATCATGGCGAAGTGGTTAATCCGCGGCGTGTGCTATGGCGATCCGTTCTACCAGCTGAAGCATGACGGGATTCCGTGCGGCAAGGATTTATACTACCTCCTGCGCCGGAAGTTCTATTACGAGATCTCTCGGAAAGTATAAATTGCCGTAATCAGGGGACAACTTCCTGTGCTATGATGTAACCGTGAACAGGTGGCAAGTGAGTAATGACCCATTGATACCTTCATTTTTCTTTTTCATAGGTAGCCTCCTTCAAGGGGAACAGCAGACGAACACCACGCCTGCTGTTTTCTTTTGGAGACGAACCACCCAGGCTAAACAGTTGCATCCTCTCAATGCAGCTCCTTTGCGGATGACGGCAAGCCGCGTAATTAAATACCGTTGACCGGGCGCAAACACGTCCGGTCTGTCTTTTGATACCCTACCCCCTTTTGAATACCGTACCCCTTTGTTTTACCCCCTCCCCCTCTGCGCCAGAGGCCCGGAGAAAGTACCCCAACCAATTTAAACACCCCCACCCCCCTGCGAAAGCCCCGCCCCTATCGGCACGGCAATGCAAGGTGGTGGCGCACCAGGTCGCAGACGCAAAGGATTTTTCACCATGAGAACCGACAGAGAAAAAGGTAACCGGGGTGCATTCGAAGCCGCCCGCATGAAAATCCTGAAGACCCAGACAATCTGCGGGATATGCGGCAAGCCTGTCGACTTCTCGATCCGCAACCCGCACCCGCTCGCCCCAACAGTGGATCACATTATTCCAGTCTCGAAAGGTGGTCATCCAACAGACATTGCAAACCTGCAGCTCGCGCATCGTTGCTGCAATCGCGAGAAATCTGACAAACTTCTCGAGGCAAAGCGAGCGGAGGACCCCGACTCCGACGAGATCGTCGCAAATGATGTCCTTGAGCAACACTACCACTGGATAAATTACCGCCCGGCTAATTAAATTTTTGCCGGAAACGACTGCGGGGGTGATTCCCCAGACGCCCCCACGCCGTCAGTCACAGCAGCGCATTGTACAGAAAAACACATGATGACATGTCAACTATAAGGAGATAGCAAATGAATTACGACAATCCCCAGAGCCGGAATGAAGCGATTTTGCAGAACATTCTCGGCGCGGATAATGTATTGGAGCCGCCGCAGAGCAGGACGGAAGCGGCCCTGACGGCGATCCTGAACGGCGAGGAGTACACGGGCGAAGCGAAGAGCCGCGTGGAGATGCTGTTGAAGGAGATAAGCCAGCAGGGTGGCGGCAATGTCGATGTGGAGGCACTGGCGGTTGACCAGAACGGAACCTATACCGCCCCGGAAGGCACCGCGTACAGCCCTGTTACCGTGAATGTCTCCGGCGGCGGTGGGCAGGAAGTGCCGGAAAAGGACGTCAATTTTATTGATTATGATGGCACGGTCTTATATAGCTATACCGCGCAGGAGGCACTTGCGCTGACCGCTCTGCCCACGAATCCGAGCCATGAGGGACTTACGGCGCAGGGGTGGAACTATACTCTGGCGGAAGTTAAAACGGAAGTAAATGCAGTTGGCGGTGCGACCGTAGGACAGATGTATGTTACGGATGACGGAAAGACGAGGATATACTTAGATATCCCAGAAGACACTCCCACGAATAGGCTTACATTCAATATGACTATTCAATCCACGGTATCTGGGAATCTCGTTATTGATTGGGGCGACGGTACTTCTATCACATCTGGAGAAACTTATGCGGCCAATATAAATCACACATATCAAAGCGGCGGGAAATATACAATTACAGTAGCAGTCACACAAGGCACAGCGGCAATTATAAGTTTATTATTTGGGGATTATTATTGTGCGCAGGCATGGATTAAGAAAATTCATGTAGGGGCTTCAATAACAGGATTTAAAGTTGGCGCCCTAGTATCGAATCTGGAATGCCTTACAATCCCATCTGGGGCAACGATTGAAGGGGCAAGTGCTTTCGCTTCCTGTTATTCTTTGAAGTGTATAATTATACCGTCAGGCACTACTTCGATAGGGCAAACTGCATTTGTTGAGTGTAGTTCGTTAAAAAAAATATCTATTCCTCCAACTGTAATGAGTATTGCAAAAAATTGTTTCTACAAAAGTAGCGCAATAGAGCGCATTGATTTACCATACAGCATAACGTCCATAAAAGACTATTTGTTTTTCAACTGTTTCAATTTAAAACGATGTAATATTCCGTCTTCAATAACAACAATAAAAGATAGCGCATTTTCGTATTGTTACACTATGGGAGCGGCTGTAATACCGGCGAATGTTACAACGATTAATGGCAGTGCTTTCTTTGGTTCTGGAATAGGCGAATACCATGTAAAACCAATAGCCCCGCCTACGATTACGCCAACTTCGCTTGCTGTTGGCGATGGAACTAAAATCTACGTCCCCGCCGCATCTCTTGAAACTTACAAGACCGCGACAAACTGGTCTTCTTACGCAAGCAAAATGGTAGGAGAGTGATAACATGGTCATATACGAAAACATAGACAACAATCTTATCCGCGCCTACTCTGACGCGGGCATGCTCATCCACGGCGGCAATCCCGAGGGCGACTATGCCGAGGCAATCGACCCCGCCGAACTGAACAGAACCTACACCGAAACCGACACGCCTATCCCTGCCGACCCTGCCACCGATGAGGACTATGCCACAATCGGACGTATCATGATGGGGGTGGAAGAATGAGCATAATTGACAAAGCGCGGAAACTCCGCAGAACAATCGAAAGCCTTGCCATCAGCCTTGACGACGAATCAGCCGTGAAAAACGTGGAACTGTTCACGCTGTGGCATCCCGACACGGACTATGCCGTGGATGACCGCCGCAGATATGGTGACTACCTCTACAAATGCCTGCAGGCGCATACCTCGCAGGCTGACTGGACACCTGATACCGCCGCGTCGCTCTGGGCGCGTGTCCTCATCCCTGACCCGCATGACATCCCCGACTGGGTGCAGCCGTCAAGCACGAACCCCTATATGAAGGGCGATAAGGTGCGCCATCTTGGCAAAATCTGGGTGTCTGATGTGGATAACAATGTCTGGGAGCCGGGCGTGCCGGGTACGGAGACACTGTGGCATGAGGTGGAAGCATAAGGAGCAGACTAATGGATTATATCGGAATTGAAGGGCTTCGGAAGAAGCTTGAAGCAAAGAGAAGCCGGATTCATGTCCGGTATAGACATTACGAGATGAAGCACGTGGCGCGGGATTTTGAAATCTCCACGCCGCCCGAACTGCGCTGGGACATGAGCATCCTCGGATGGTGCGCGAAGGCAGTGGATTCCCTCGCGGACCGGCTGTCCTTCATACAGTTCGACAACGACGTCTATGACATGAACGGCATTTACGCGGCGAATAACCGCGACGTACTCATTGACTCCGCGATCCTGGGCGCGCTCATCAGCGCGTGCGACTTCATCTACATCACGAAGGACGAGACCGGCTACCCGCTGATGCGCGTCATCGACGGTGCACACGCAACTGGCGTTATTGACCCAGTCACAAGCATGCTGAAGGAAGGCTATGCCGTCATCGAGCGTGACGAGAAAGACCAGGCGGTGATTGAAGGCTACTTCACGCCGGAATATACAGCCATCTATGAGCGCGGTGTCCTGGTCGGGACCACTCCGAACCCTGCACCGTATCCGCTTCTGGTCCCTGTGGTGTACCGCCCGGACGCGGTGAGACCGTTCGGGCATTCCCGCATCAGCCGGGCCTGCATGAGCATCGTGGACAGCGCGGCAAGGACCGTGAAGCGGTCAGAGATCTCCGCGGAATTCTATTCCTTCCCGCAGAAGTACCTGCTCGGCACCAGCCCCGATCTCGAGAAGCTGGACAGATGGCGGGCGACAATGTCAACCATGCTCCGCATCGACAAGGATGAGGACGGCGACCGCCCTGTGGTGGGACAGTTTCAGCAGCAGACCATGACGCCGCACATCGAGCAGCTTCGGATGTTCGCCGGGCTGTTCGCCGGAGAGACCGGTCTGACGCTCGACGATCTTGGCTTCCCGTCCCAGAACCCTTCCAGCGCGGAAGCGATCAAGGCAAGCCACGAGAGCCTGCGCCTGCAGGCAAGATCCGCGCAGAAAACGCTCGGCGTAGGCCTGCTGAATGCTGGATACCTCGCTGCCTGTGTCCGTGACGATTACGGCTACCTTCGCAAGCAGGTCTCCTCAACCGTCATGCGCTGGGCACCGATATTCGAGCCTGACGCCGGCATGCTGTCTGGCATCGGTGACGCTGTGCAGAAGATCCAGATGTCCTTCCCTGATTACTTCACGGAGGACAAGCTTAACGCATTAACGGGTATCTGATATGGCAGAAACGGACGTATTACTTAAGAAGCTCGACAGGATCCGCGCAGAGACCGCCGGAAAGATGGGCAGAGCAATCACTTACGCGGAGGCCGGAAGGCGAGTGAGTCGGATGGCAAGCGCGACAGGACGCGAGCTGCTTTACTTCATGCGCGACAATTACGAGACCGGTATCACGGAAGCAGAGGCAATGACAATCATCCCGCCCGCGCTCCGTGGTAATTACCGCACGGCATCGGCTCTTGCCCTGTCAGCGCAGGAGACAGTAAACAAGCGTGCCAAAATCGGATTGAAGCCAATTGAAGCGGAGTTTGATGAAGACAAGGCGGCGAACCTTGCCAGGCACGTCGCGGAGACCGGTCCCGCGCCGGAGCTGGTCACCCTGGTCGAACAAAATGCCCGCGCAGTGGTGGATGACACATTGAAGAAGAACGCCACCGCGCACGAGAACGCCGGTCTGCAGGTGCGTGTGATCCGAACCTATGACGGCGTCGGCCTTGCCAATGGCAAAGTATCATGTGAGTGGTGCATGGATCGTGTCGGCGAGTGGGAGCACGTAGCGGATGCGCAGGCGGCTGGAGCATTCGAACGCCACTCCGGTTGTGGCTGTGAAATCGTATATCAAACAGTTCGGCTCCAATGGCAGAAACAAGGTAAGGATATGAACTGGCGTGATATAGAACCAAAAGACGCGCTCGCACGGCGCAGGACTTACGGCTTATAGGGGGCGGCAATGAACCGGAACAAAGACCCTGTAATATTAACGGAGGTATAGCTGATGGAGAGAGTCGGGAGACAATCCCCGACGGTATCCGTCATCTTGCCTTACCACGACACGCGAGGCATGGAGGCTATAGAGCTGTACAATGCCTCGGAACATGACGCGCTTGAATGGCAGGCGGCACTCACCTGCGACATCATGGCCGTGAACGACGACGGCCTGTGGATTCATCAGAAGTTCGGATATTCCGTACCGCGAAGAAATGGCAAGTCGGAAATGGCCCTTGCGCGGTGTATATGGGGATTGAAGAACGGTGAGCGCATACTGTACACAGCGCACCGGGCAAGCACGGCTCACTCCATTTGGGAGCGTTTGAGCCGGCTATGTGCGAAGGTAGATATACCGATTGACTCATCATTCAGGGCATTCGGTAAAGAACATCTGTACACCGCAGACGGCGGCGTGATTGAATTCCGCACCAGGACGTCCACAGGCGGTCTCGGCGAAGGTTACGACCTTCTGATCGTCGATGAGGCGCAGGAGTACACACCGGAGCAGGAGACGGCATTGAAATACGTCGTCACAGACTCCGCGAACCCGCAGACAATTATGTTCGGAACGCCACCCACGGCAATATCTGCCGGCACGGTCTTCCCGAACTTCCGCAAGAACATCCTGCATAACGATTCTTACGAATCCGGCTGGGCAGAGTGGTCTGTGCCGGAGATGTCGGACGTGTATAACGTGGACTTGTGGTACGAGACGAACCCGAGCCTCGGCACCGTTCTGAAAGAGCGCACGATCCGCTCGGAAATTGGCGACGACAAGACGGATTTCAACATTCAGCGTCTCGGTCTGTGGATAAAGTACAACCAGCGCAGTGCCATCAGCCGAAACGAGTGGGAAGCCCTGCAGGTAAAGAAACTGCCTGCGTTCAAAGGGCAGATGTTCGCCGGCGTCAAGTTCGGTTACGACGGCATGAACGCCGCTCTGGCTATCGCGATAAAGACCGCCGATGGAAAGATATTCTCGGAGGTTGTGAACTGCAAGCCAATCCGTGACGGCATCGGCTGGATAATCGAGTTTTTATCCGCCGCGAAAATCACGCACGTTGCTATTGACGGCAAAAACGGCGCGGATGTGCTCGTGGACGCGATGAAGGAAGCGAAGATGCGAAAGCCGGTCATCATGACCGTACAGCAGTTCATCAAAGCTAATTCCGTCTTTGACATGGCGATGGAGCGCGGCACCTTCGTCCACATGCACCAGACAGCCGTCACACAGGTGGTCACGAACTGCGAGCGGCGCAAAATAGGCACTGCCGGCGGGCTGGGATATCAATCCCTTCTCCTCGAGGCAGATATCGCACTTCTCGACAGCATGATCCTCGCACACTGGATTTGCTCGGAGACAAAGGACAAGAAGAAGCAAACAGCAGATTATTAAGGCATCCGTCAGGGTGCTTTTTTAATACCATTTACGGATACCGCCCGGAAAGCGGGATGAAAGGAACTAACAATGTCATTTACACCAATCGAAACACAGGAACAGTTTGACGCAGCCATTAAGGACCGGCTCTCACGCGATCGTGAAGCTTACGCGAAACGCTTCGAGGGATTCAAGTCCCCGGAAGACGTGCAGGCACTCACCAACCAGCTAAACGATAAGATAAAGAGCCTGGAAGACGCTGCAGCCGCCACGAAGACACTCCTCGCGGAGAAAGATGCGAAGATCGCAGAGGGCGAAACATACAGGACCGACCTGGTTAAAACGCGAATCGCTGTTTCTGCCGGACTTGACATTAAGTATGCGAACCGCCTGACAGGCACCACGGAAGACGAGTGGAAGAAGGATGCGGAGGATCTCGCGAAGGATTTTCGCACCGCGCACAATTTTCCGCCGATCGGAAGCCCGGAGCCGTCGGGATCATCAAAGGCAACCCGTTCCCAGTTCGCGGACTGGCTGAACGAACAGACTAACTAACAAAGGAGAAACAACATGAGCATCTCTATCTATCGCGGAGACATTAACCTCCCCACCGAAGTTTCTAATGAAATTCTGCAGAAGACTCAGGAAGCATCTGCCGTCATGCAGCTTGCACGCCAGATCGCACTTCCCGGCCGCGGCCTGACCATCCCGGTCATCACCGGAGACCCCGAAGCAACGTGGGTCGATGAGACCGATGCGAAGCCCGTAAGCAACCCCACTCTCGACACGAAGGTCATGCAGGCTTATAAGCTTGCCGTGATCGTTCCCTTCTCGGATGAGTTCAGACGTGACGCCGCTGCTCTGTATGACGAGTTGATCGCACGTCTCCCTGGTGCTCTGGCACTGAAATTCGACACCACTGTATTCCACGGGACCGCTCCGGGATCCAACTTCGATACTTTCGCGGCAGTAACCGCGCAGAGCATCTCCGGCTCCGGCGACAGCCCCGTGTATAGCGCGCTCGTTGCCGCGGACACCGACATCGCCGTACATAACGGCCTGCTGAATGGTTTCGCTCTGTCACCGCAGGCCAAGGGCGAGCTGCTTGCCGCTCTGGATGCTGACGGCAGACCGATCTTCATCAACAACGTGGCGGAGGGTGCTATCCCTCGTCTGCTCGGTGCTCCCGTAGCATATACCCGTGGCGCATTCGCGGCTGGATCTGCTGCTTCCGGCGATGATCCTGCTGTGCCGGATATCATCGGCTTTGCCGGTGACTGGACACAGGCCATGTACGGCACTGTCGAAGGCGTGAAGATCGACATCAGCAACCAGGCTACTCTGGTGGATGCTAACAGCAACACCATCAACCTGTGGCAGAGAAACATGTTCGCCGTTCGTGCAGAGATCGAAGTCGGATTCCGCGCCGACACCAACTGCTTCAACGCCCTGACCAGGACTCACGTTTGATCGAGTTCATCAACCGCGTGACCGGCGGAAGGATGTGGGTGGCGGATGATCGCAAGGATGAATACTTGGCGGCAGGTCATGAGCTTGCCGTCAAGCCTCCTGCGAAGAAGGCCGCGAAGCCTGCAAAGAAACCGGCGGCGAAGAAAGGACCGACGAAGAAATGACAGCGTTTGCAACGCTTGAAGACGTTCTCGAACTGTCAGGAAAAGCTTACACCGCCGCGGAACAGGAGCGCATTTCGGCGTTGCTTCCGCTTCTGTCGGATGCCCTCCGGGTGGAGGCTTATAAGGTCGGCAAAAGTATTGATGAGATGATTGCGGAAGACGAGACCGGCGTTTATGCCAGTGTCGTGAAGCTGGTCATCGTGGATGCAGTAAACCGCGTTATGAGGCAGACGCTGAACGGCGAACCGATGTCGCAGGAGTCCCAGAGTGCAGGAGGCTTCTCCTGGTCTGGCACTTACGCGATCCCGGGCGGCGGCATGGCAAATGCTCTCATGCGCAATGACTTGAAGCGTCTCGGGTTGAGGAGGCAGACGATCAGCGGCATCGACTTCGCGATCGGCTGGGACGAATAAGGGGGTGCGCACATCATGCTGTTGACACGATGGCATCAAACTATTGTGCGTGTTCGCCCTGGGACGAAGACGGAGCGTGGTTCGGTCATCCCTGACTGGAGCAACCCGGACAGGCTGACAATTGACGGCTGTCTTTTCAACCCGAATGCCACGATGCTTGACCAGGACGGGCGCGTCCTTGGCATCCGCTCCGGCGCATCCGTAGCCGCTCCGTGCGACTCGGACATCAAAGCAGGTGACCGCATAGAGTTTGGCGGCGTGACGTATACCATTGACGGAGAGCCGATGGTGTGGAACAACGTCGGACAGCTCAACCACATGACTGTCAATCTGCAGAGGTGGCAGGGATGAGCCTGAAGAACATCGAATTCAAGCCGGAAGGCTTTGCACAGATTCTGTCCGGTTTGTCCGGGCAGGTGCAGGCAGAAGCGGAGAGAATCGCCGCCAGAGCCACAGCAATGCTCGACGGGCACGGCGGATTCACGGTGACGATGTCCAACGAGCCGCGGTTCCAAGATGCTACCTATAATGTGACGCGACCGGTGGCGTACGTCTCCGCGGATGACGAAGCCTCGAAGGAAGAGGCAGAGCACAAAATATTAAGCAGGGCGGTGAACGGATGATAATTCATAAATCAATTGATATCGAGGACGAGATCAGGCAAGCCCTTGACCCGTACCTGAATGTATATTGCCGCCCGCTCCCTGCTGAATATGCCCTGCCGCATATCCTGATCACACAGGTGGGCGGATACAGCAGTGACAAGGTAGACACCTTCGCTGTTGTGCTCGACTCCAGAGCGGAGACGGAAGCGGCGGCAATCGACTACCTCAACACCGCTATCGGTGCGTTAAGAGAATCGGCGAGACAGCAGACAACGGCTGTCCGCCACGTAACAATTAACACGGCCGGCTCATGGGGAAATGATCCCAATAGGCCGGACTTATCTATGTGCTCCGCCCGTCTCGAGGTCGTTGCACATCAGATCACGGAGGAATTAACACATGAGTGATACGAAACTGGGCCTCGGCCTTGCAACGGGTATGTTCTACCATGCCGTCGCCGGCACCGCGATCCCTACCACACTTCCGTCAACTATCCCGACAGCGTGGACGCACATCGGCGACGTATCTGACGCAGGAATCACACTTGCGTTCAACAAATCAACTACCAACCTGCGCAACTGGGCGAATGCCGTGAAGCGCGTCATCATGACGGAGCATTCCGAGACGATCCAGGCTCCGATCATGGACACCACCGCAGAAGCACTGAGGGCAGTGCTCGGCTCCGCGAACGTCACGGAGACTAACGGCGTAGTGACCGCCAACCTGTCCTCCGGAGACCTTCCGCCGGAAGAAGCCTTCATGTGGATCATGAAAGACGGTGACGATGTAATGATCATCGGATGCTCTTACGGACAGGTGAGTGCTGTTGATAACGTCAGTTTCGCGCCCGGGTCCGCGATCAACTGGACGCCTACTGTAACGGCGACCGGTGACGACGGCTTCGTCTTCAACATCAGCGAGGAGTCCTGACGTAGTTCGGGGAAGGAGAATGGGAATGGAATATACTCTTAAGCGGAAAGAAGCCAACACACTGCGGCTTACGATTGACGACAACAACTATCAGATACCACTCGCCGGAAGCCTTAACCCGACAAAGGCCGTCCAGCTGAACACGCCGGAGGGGACGATCGCATTTTTCAATGAGTATCTCCCGAAGGAAGTGGCGCAGACTCTCACGATTGATGACTACAACGCCATCACGGAGGCATGGAAGGCCGCGAGCGCAAAGGCTAGCGGGAAGACGCCGGGGGAATCGTAAGCCTTGCGAATGCTGTCCTGCAGTATCGTGAGGCGATCGAGTACGACCTCCTGACGCGGACAGGGTATACACTGGACAATGTCGGGGGCACTCTTTCATGGGGTGCCCTTAATTCTTTTTTAGAGCATCTAGGCGCGGACAGCGCGCTTGTCGGTGCCCTGAACCCTGACGCGGCGACGTGGTCAAGCAGATTAAAGACGAATGCCATTCTTGCAGACATCTATGACGTGTTGGCAATCATGAACGCTAACATTGTTGCCAGAGGGAGCGGACGGCCGGCGAAACGGCCGAAACCGTACCCGAGACCGAAGCAGGCACAGACCGATGATTCAAAGCACTTCGGACGCGGTGCCCTGCCAGTGGATGAGCTGCATGCGTGGTTCGACAGAAAGAGGGCCGAAGCATGCCGGAAGTAGCACACGCAACTATAACCGTGACGCCGGTGCTCGAAGGCGCACAACAGTCTATTACAGAGCAAATGACGCAGGCGGCAACGTCTTCCGGCAAGGAAGCAGGTGAAGCCGCCGGCAAAAGCATGGGCGAATCCATTGGCAGCGGAATGTCCTCTGTCGGTGGTGCCTTAACGAAGGGCGTGACGGCCCCGCTGACCGCGATAGGTACAGCGGCAGTCGCGTCATGGAAAGAAGTAGATACTGGTCTTGATACTATCGTGAAGAAGACCGGCGCGTCTGGCGATGCGCTGGATGACATGCGCGATATTCTTAACAACATAACAAAGAACATTCCGACGGACTTTGCGACAGCCGGCGCGGCGATCGGCGAAGTAAACACCAGATTCGGTTCGACAGGCACGGAACTGGAAGCCTTGTCCACGCAGTTCGTTAAGTTCGCGAAATTAAACGACACAGACGTCAGTAACTCCGTGGACAGTGTCAGCAAGATGCTGGCCTCGTTCGGCATGGGCGCGGAAGACGCCGGCAAGATGCTGGATGCCTTGAACGTGGTCGGACAGCAGACCGGTGTGGACGTCGGCACGCTGTCAGAGACCGTAGCGGCGAACGCGAAGCAGTTCCAGGAGATGGGGCTGTCCGCGGAAGATGCGGCATCATTCATCGGCGCGACATCAATGGCTGGTCTGGATTCGTCCACGGCAATGATGGGTATGAAGACCGCCATGAAGAAGGCCACGGACGAAGGCAAGAGCCTTGACGACGTTCTGGGCGAGTTTGAGACGACCATGGGCAGTAATGCCGACGAGTCCGACAAACTGGCGGCGGCTTATGAGCTGTTCGGCACACGTGCCGGCGCGGCCATCGAGAACGCGGTCAGCAATGGTTCGTTAAGCCTCTCTGACTTCTCGTCATCACTCGGAGACTTTGAAGGCTCCGTCGACGATACCTTTGCCGGCACGGTCGGCCCCATGGACGAGTTCCAGACGACACTGAACGAGCTGAAGACCGCCGGAGCCGAGCTGGTCGAAGCCGCAGGTCCTGCGCTGTCAGACTTCCTTTCCGGCGTCTCCACCGGCATCGAAACCCTGACGGACAAATGGAACAGCCTCTCGCCGGAGATGCAGGATACCATCATTAAGGTGGCAGGAATTGCCGCTGTTGCCGGTCCTCTGCTCGTGATCGGCGGCGCAGTCATCGGTGGGATCTCGAAGATAGCCGGCGGGCTTGGCGGTCTGATTGGAAGCATTGGCGGCATTGGAGGAGCAGCAGGCGCGGCAGGTCCTTCACTGGAAACCGCGGCAGGCGGCTTCGTGAATGCGGCAGCCGGCGCGCTGAAGATGATTGGAGCAGCGGCAGCATTGTGGATTGCGGCGAAAGCAATTCAGGCACTCGTTGACGCGGCGATCAAGATCACGGAGGCGGGCACTCCTGCAATTGCGGTACTTGCCGGAATGGCAATCGGAATCGGCGTCCTGATGGGCGTCGCGGCGGCATTAGGTCCGGCACTGACTGCAGGTGCAATCGGCATCGGTGTGTTCGGCGCGGCAATGTTCGGAATCGGCGCAGGAATCGACCTGGCATGCACGGGCATCGCGAAAGTGGTGGAAGCAATCGGCGGGCTGGTCGAAGTCATCGCCACGAACGCGCCCGGCATCAATTCGGTCGTGAGCGGCATCGGTGAGACCGTCGGTGGAGTTATAACGACCATCACGGACGGCATAGCGAACGTCATAACAGCCATCTCGGACGGTATCTCCGGCGTGCTTGATTCTGTTGCCGGAATATTCGAGAAAATGGGTCAGGCGGCTCTGGATGCCGGCACGGGATTTGAAAAGCTGGCGACAGCAGTCACGAACCTAACCAACAACACCAGTGTATTTGACCTTGGCTCGACGCTTGGCGCGGTTGCCACCGGCGTGAAGGACATCAACAAAGCCGCGGAAGGCTCGGATGCCAGTGCGACGAAGGTCGACACCCTGACCACGGCATTTGTGAATCTCACGAAGGAAGCCGGAAACACCACGAAGGCATTCCAGACGATGACCACTAACACGAAGTCGGCGATGACCACCATAGCGACGTGCATGAGGACGACAGACCTTGCCGGCTCAATGAAGACCGCTCTCGACGGAGCGAGCAGAGCACTGGCAAGCGGGCTTTCATCCCTGCAGGCACAGTTCTCACGGACGAAATTCAGCTTTAAACAGCATATCGACGTGCCGCACTTCTCCATGTCCGGCAAGTTCGACGCGAAGACCGGAAGTGTGCCGACAGTAGCACAGCCGCGGTGGTATGCAAGAGCAGCGGAATATGGCGCGATATTCGACACCCCGACCATCATCGGCGTTGGCGATGCCGCACAGCCTGAACTGCTTATCGGCGAAGAAAAGCTGAAAGAGATCCTCGGCGGCGGCAAGACAACAACGAACACCTTCAACATCTACGGCGCGGAGAACCCCATGGCAGTAGCTGATGCGGTTGTCAGTCGCCTTAACTTGAGAGCGAGGACAGTATAATGCCTACTCCAACAACACCTACAATTGTTAATCTGCACTGGCAGACGCTCGCACCTACAGGCTTGAGCATGACCCGCGACGGGAACAAGTTCACCTGTACGTGGAAGATAGCCGACGCGAACTATGGCAGTGGCCAGATTGTGCAGTGGAAAGCGGTCACCTTTGGCGGAGTATCTGACACATGGAACACGTTGAGCAACGTCAGCGCGACGACGACGGCGAAATCGTTTACGATAAACTTCTCTAATTATATGCCCACGACGCAGATCATGTTGAACTCCGTGAAGTTCAGGGTGCGGGGCACGAGATCGAATTTCGATGTCATCATCGGCCCCCGCTCTGCGCCAGTGCAAATTAACCGGTATGCGTGCAGTGTGTCAGAATGGACGGAGTATACCTACCTTGTTAATGCGCCGGATAAGCCGACAGGATCCGCAGTCCTGCAGCAGTCGCCGGCGGATACGACACGATTCACCGCGGCGCATCCTGCCCCGACAACAGCCGCAGGCGTCAATATCAATATCCCGTATGAGTCGATACTCGTGTCTGATTGCAACTATACGAAGGGCGAGAATGCGCCATGGACAGGCACAGGAAGCGGAATTGGCAGGCAGTCCGGCACGTTTTCAGCGGCTGGCGGATATGTTGACATCTCCGAAACAAACCTGTCGCAGAGCACATCTTATACGCGCTGGTTCCGGTGCAAGGCAAGAGGCCCGAGGGGCAGTTCCGCATGGCTGTATCTTCGGCACGTATATGCCACACCGTATAATCCCGTTATCACGCGGGCGGTATATGCCGTCCGCTCCGGTGCGGCGATACAATACACCGTCACGGTAGAATGGACAGAACAGAACACAGTCGCGCATCCTGTGGACGTGGTAGCGGTGCAGTGGTGCAAGACCGTGCCCGGCGCGAATATGACCGTGCCTTCCGGGGCACAGTGGGAAGAAGAGAAACAGATCCGCGACAGCAAGCAGGCGGACGGCTACTCGTTCATCATTGACGAAGCTCTGGATGAAGAGGAAGTCATCTTCGTCAGAGTGATAGCGTACTACGGCACGAACTATGCTACATCTGACGCCAAGCCGGTCATCATCGGCAAGCTGAATGCGCCGACGTTCCGAAGCATCAACATTGACAGCCAGACCTACGTTGCGACCATCGTCATGGAGAACAACAGCGACGTGCCTGGCGCGTTCATTGCTATCACGCTGAAGACACCGCGGTATCCGGCAGGGTATATTGCCGGGATCATTGCCGCGGGAAGCACGACCACAACGATACAGTGCGGCTCTGACACGGCCGGCGCGGACATCACCTTCACGGCCATGGCGGTGGTAGGTACGGCTACTCCGGTCGGAAATCCGCCGATGTATGCCGTGGCGGCTGATATGAAGTCTGACTCTGTCTCCCAGGGCGGCACAGTGCCGGCGGCTCCGGTGATATCGTTGGCGCCGACCAACATTCCCGGCACCATCCGCGTGGCATTCACCAGACCGTGGGCATCCGCGAACTGCGCGGAGTTATCCTGGTCTGACCGTTCTGACGCATGGCAGAGCACTGCCGATCCGGAGACGTATACCATCTACAGCAAGAGTGCGAACGTCTGGAACATCGCGGAACTGGAGACCGGCAAGACGTGGTATGTGCGGGCAAAGCTTGGCATAAAGTCGGAAGATTCCGAGACATGGAGTTCTTACTCTGATACAAGAGACCTGAAGCTTGCTTCCGCGCCCGTGAAGCCTGTCCTGAACCTGTCCCGCAGTATAATGACCCCGTCCGACACGGTAGAAGCATCGTGGACGTACTCGTCTTCCGATCGCTCGCCGCAGGGGTCCGCAGTCGTTGCGGAAGTAACCACGGTCAATGGCCAGCTGGTCTATACGCCCGTTGGAACAGCTACCACACAACAGCACGTGACCATCTCCGCGAAAAAACAGGGATGGACGCATGGCACAACGCACAACCTCTGTGTTAGGGTAACGTCGCAGGCCGGACAGATATCCGACGCATGGAGCGACCCTGTGCCGGTCATCGTGGCGGATGCCATCACGGCAGCCATCACACAGACATCATTAGAGGACGTGACCATCACGGTGGACGGCGAGACGACTACCTTCAAGGGCCTGACCGAAATGCCGCTGACCCTGACCGTAACAGGTGCAGGAAGCGGCGGAACGACTTCCGTGGCAATAGAGCGTGCGCAGGAGTACCACGTTGCGCGGCCTGACGAGTCATCCTTCGACGGTTACGACGGCGAGACAATCGCTACATACACGCAGACCGGCTCTGCGCAGATATCCATCAACAAAGGCAATCTGACCGGCTCGCTCGATGACGGTGCGCTCTATCGCATCGTTGCGACAGTCCGCGACGACTACGGCCAGAGCGCAGAAGCATCGCTCGATTTCATCGTTAAGTGGGACGAGCAGGCAATCATCCCGGAAGCCACGGCAGAGATTGACACGGAGAACATGATCGCGATCCTGACCCCTGTCGCGCCGACCGGAGCGAGCCAGACCGCCACCTGCGACATCTACCGGCTGTCCGTGGATAAGCCTACCTTAATCTATCAGGACGCAGAATTTAGCACGGAGTACGTGGATCCGTTCCCGACGCTCGGCAACAAGGGCGGGCATCGGTTTGTGTATAAGACCGAGAACGGCGACTACATCACCGAAGACAACACCCTTGCATGGTTCGACACAAAAGAGGCGGAAGAAGACATACTCGACGCGGATTACAATATCATCGACTGGGATACCGGCCGCGTTAATCTGGAATACAATGTCAATCTGTCGCAGTCCTGGAAGAAAGACTTTAAGAACACGGCATACCTTGGCGGCATGATCCAGGGCGACTGGAACCCCGCTGTGCAGAGGACCGGCACACTGACTGTGGCGGCGATCGTCGGCGAGAATGACGACATCATCGAAGCAATGCGCCGGCTCGCTGTTTTCCCCGGCATCTGTCATGTCCGGACGAAAGAGGGAAGCAGCTACGCAGCGGACATACAGGTATCTGAAGACATCAGCCAGGACGATGCCCACAAGATCGTTATCTTCTCACTTGCCGTCACGCGGGTGGATGCTGACGAACTTGACGGCATGACGCTTGAAGACTGGGAGCGGACGCACCCGGAAGAAGGTGAATAATGGACTGGAGCAGAGGATTTTCGGCCGTTTACTTCATCGCGACGGTCGACCCGGTGACATGGCGCGATACTGACCGCGTCGAAGTGACCGGCGGCACGATCACGAGGGAGGCAAACGGCCTCATGCACGCGGCAGATGTGGATTGCATCAACTATGACGCGACGGAAGAGAGATATATAAGAATATACCTTGACGCCAGGCAGACCGGTGACGGCGCACGTGTTGCGCTGTTTACCGGCCTTGCCGCTGCTCCTGAAGCGGCGCACAGGGGAACAGCCACGGAAGTAACTGTGGAGTGTTATTCGGTGTTAAAGCCGGCAGAAGACGTGCTCCTGCCGCTTGGGTGGTATGCTCCGGCGGGAATTGACGCGGGGAGCATCATCAGGCAGCTTCTGGCGGTCATCCCCGCGCCGGTAACGGTGGACGAGTCCGCACCGACATTGAAGACTTCAATCATAGCGGATGAGGACGAGAGCTATCTGTCCATGGCGCAGAAGGTAGCCGCGGCAATCGGATGGATCATCAGGCTGGAGGGCGACGGGAGTGTTCACTTCATGCCGAAGCCTGCGACGTATTCGGCGGTATTTGATCCGCGTGAGAACGATGTCATAGAGTCCGGCATAACCACGAAGACGGACTGGTATTCCTGCCCGAACGTCTTCCGCGCTGTGACGGATGATCTGATGGCGATAGCAAGAGACGATTCCGAGGATAGCCCGCTGTCTACGGTGAACCGTGGGCGGGAAATATGGATGCAGGACACCTCCTGCGACCTCGGAGACGATGAAGATATAGCGCAGTACGCGCAGAGACGGCTCGCGGAGGAACAGCAGAAGGCATTCTCCGCGAACTACAAGAGGCGATTTCAGCCGGATATCCTGCCGGGTGATATAGTTTTCATGCGTTACCCGAAGCAAGGCTTAAACGGCTCCTATCGCGTCATATCGCAGACGATAGAGCTGGGCTATGGCGCGACCACGGAGGAGGACGTAAGCAATGAGCATTAACAAGACCGCAAGGCAGTTATATGACACCATGCAGGGCATGTCGGCGAAGAAAGACGGCTACGACACCCCTGCACAGGTCGTCCGTGTGGAAGGTTCCACGGCATGGGTGCATATCCCCGGAGGCGTGGAGGAAACGCCGGTCAAGATGACCATGAACGCGAAGAAGGGCGATACGGTACAGGTCCGGGTGGCGAATGGTCGCGCATGGATCGCAGGCAATGCTACCGCGCCGCCAACGGATGACACCAGGGCGATTATCGCGGATAATACCGCGAAGGGCGCACAGTCTGCCGCGTTGTCGGCGATTGGATACGCGGAAGAAGCCGGTGTCGCCGCGGCACAGGCGAAGGCATCGGCGGAATCAGCGGCAGGTGCGGCACAGGAAGCATGGGAGCACGCAGAAGATGCGTACGGCTCCGCCAGAGATGCCAACACTGCCGCGAACAATGCGCTGATGGGTCTGGGCACGGTGGAAAGTGTGCTGGACGTCATCAACTGGTTCGCGGAGCATAAGAAGGCGAGTACGGATACAACGGTAGACCCGACGAAATCGTATTATACCTACGACCCTGACACGGGCATATTGCAGAGGGTTCAGCCGGAAGGCGACGAAGACCCGTCAGCCCTTGGATGGTATGAGATTGACGAAGCGATAGCTAATTACATTGGAACGCACCTTGCCTTGACGGACGAAGGGCTGAACGTCGTCGGTGCGGCACAGGGCTGGCGTGTGGTCATAGCCGCAGGAGGCGGGACGCTTTTCCCGAACGCCGGAGTTTATCTTGTTGACCCGCAGGGGAACATCGCACAGCAGACCAACGCGAACGGTGTAGCGTTTAATACTGGCAGGCCTGTTACGATCGGAGACAGCACGGCATCCATCATATTTGATGGCAATGGGCATATCAATATGATTGGTGCGAACGTAACGATTGGTGGGGCCAACAACGTCAACGGTACATTAACTATATTAAATGCAAGTGGGAATACTATTGGGTCATGGGATAATAGTGGAATACAGATAAACTCGACTTATGGTACATTTAAAGCACAAGGTGGTGCTTTGGGACTATATGCGGATAACGCTAATAGTTATTTCAATATTTTCGATACAGATTCTAGCGCAGGAACAAAATTAGGTGTCGGATATATAGAAATATATAATCCGGGACCTTTGCCGAGCGCATGGTTAAAGTCAGATGGATTGACCTTGTACTCAAGAGAAACGCCACTAAACACATGGCTCAAATTACAGGGAAATTTAAATAATACAGAGGATAATCCCACGATTACATTCAGATGTTCTGATGTGGATAGTTCGACTCCCGGACTGATTTTTGATTATGTTGATCCAGACTATCCGTCTCGTGTTGTATACGCATCCTTAAAATATTCCTATTCTAATGGACAGAACGTGTTAACATTTGCAGGTATTCCTTCAGATGGGATTTTCATCGCCCCGAATGTTCGTGCGTCAAACGGCACACGCAGTATCACGCTCAAGACAAGCGGAACCGTCGCGGGATTGTATGATGATGATAAAGATAACTACCTGATGTATGGTTCTACAGACGATACGTGGATTTATCTCAACAGAGGAGATATCTATTCTAGCGGAGTCTACTGCGGGACGAAAGTTCTGCGTACAGATGGTACTATGCGTGTAGGAACAGGTACTGCTCCATATACGAACGTAAATAAGGGTAGCATCGAGGTGTATGGCGTAAGTACTTCCATAAGTTATGTAGGCGTGTATGGTGATGGTGCTGGTAGTGGTAGTCAAATTTATCTTCAATGCGAAACTGATGGACGAGTGACATTAGGAAGTCGAGGACGTAATGGTACTTGGTACACTATACTGAATAGGGCGAACAATGAACACGAAATATCTGCACATGGAGAATGGAGATTCGACAATAGCAAGTGGATATACTTCAACAATTCAAGTGGCGCACGAAAAGGAATGCTATATATGAATAGCAGTAATCAGTTTTTCTGCGGATATGCAGGATATGCTGAAAGTTTCGGAGCATCGTACTTTGACGGAAACGTGGTATATATCCGCTCTAAAAATAACATCGAGTGTGAAGGTAATTTCTTATTCCAAGATTATACGAACACAAAGCGCAGACCAGTAGCATCTGTATCAGGTGATGGCTCTCGTGTAGCATATATGCAGGTTGATAACAACACACGACTTGCGGCTTTCACACAGAATGGCACAGCAGGGAGTTCAATATCAAAGAGATATTGGACAGTAAGTACATCAGATATCAGGCTCAAAGAGAATATCGAAGATACGGCAATAACCGCTTTACCTATCATCAATGATATTAAGATGAGAGCATTTGATTGGAAAGATACAAATGACCATTGGGATATCGGTATGATTGCTGATGAGGTGGAGCAGGTAGATTCTCGTCTGGTCTATGGTGGTGGATATACCGAGGACGGATATATGGATACGAAGTCCATTGATACGTTCTATCTCATGGGATATCTGATAAAGGCAGTACAGGAATTATCAGCAGAGATTGAAGCATTGAAAGGGAAAGCATCATGAAGAACATTGACATACTCACTATCGTAACCGCTTATCAGCAGACAGACGGCACACTTACACTTCCCGCCAAAGTCGCATGGACACGGCGTGTTAACATCCGCAAGTTGATTGAGGCAAAGAGTATCATTGATGAGGCGTTGCAGGATATTCAGAAACAGTACGCAGATGATGAGCATTCCGAAGCCACAGAGGACGGACAGCGCAAAGTAAAGCCGCAGTACATTGCAGCTTATGCACAGGCACAGGCGGATGTTCTGACGCAGGAGACAGACGTGGACGTTAAGACCATTGGCATTGAAGAACTGGGAGACATCACACTGACGGATAAGCAGATGGACACTATAGCATTTATGATCTCAGAATAGGAGGACGCCATCATGAACTTCAACGAAATCAACTACACCCACGCCTACTGGATATTCCTCCTGCCGCTTGTCATGGCCTCGGCAGATATTGTCACGGGATGGATTCAGGCATCAGTAAACGGCACATGGGACAGCACGAAGATGCGTAAGGGCTTATACCGCAAAGCCGGTGAACTCGGCGTCATCGTGCTCGCTTACGTCGCCGGCATGGCCCTGACGCTCCCCATCAACCTCGCCGGATTCGTCTCCGGCTACATCGTCATCATGGAAGCCATAAGCATTCTGGAGAACCTCGACCGGGCGGGCGTACCTATCCCGCACTGGATCACGAGGAAGCTCGGCAAGGTCGCGAAAGAGATGGACGAGGCAGAAAATGACGAAGAGTGAATTCATTGAAGAGATCGCGAAATACGTCAAGCAGTTCGCGCCGGAATACGGAATCGCGGTTCATTCTCCCATCATCGCGCAGGCGTGTTTAGAATCCGCGTGGAACAAGTCGAAGCTGTCGCAGCAGTATCACAACTATTTTGGTTTGAAATGCGGGAGTAAATGGACGGGGCCGAGCGTCAACATGACCACTTCCGAGGAGTACACGCCCGGCAAGCAGACCGTCATCAAGGACAACTTCCGCGTGTATCCCGATATGGAGCAGGGTGTCAAGGGCTACTTCGAGTTTATCCAACTTGAAAGATACCACAATCTCCGTGGCATCACCGACCCGAAACAATACCTTGAGACCATCAAGGGCGACGGATACGCCACGGAGAGCGACTACGTCCGCGATAATATGCGGATCATTGAGCAGTACGACCTGACGCGTTTTGACCCGCCGAAAGGGGGCTATATGGCGAAATACAAGACAGAAACGGCGGCGATCGACGCCCTCATCTCCACGGCAGACGCGGAAGTCGGCTATCTGGAGAAGAAGACGAACGCCGACCTCGACAGTAAGCTGAAGAACGCCGGAAGCAATAACTACACGAAATATTGGAGAGACGTCAAACCCTCGTTTCAGGGTGAATCATGGTGCGCGTGTTTCGTCTCGTGGTGCTTCATGGTGACGTTCGGTCAGGCTTCCGCGGAGAAGCTGCTGAAGCATTGGCCGTTTACGTACTGCCCGACACTCGCCAGCAAGACCACGAACAAGACCCCGAAGAGGGGAGCCGTGATCCTGTTCTGGCGAACGTCGAAGGACCGATATGGACACACCGGCATCGTGTACAAGGTAGACTCCACGTATGTATACACGATAGAGGGCAACACCTCCGGCGGGACGGACGTTGTGGCAAATGGGCAGGGCGTACACAAAAAGAAATACAAGCTGGCAAGCCTCGACAGCCGGACGAAGTATTTCCTGCCGGATTACAGTCTTGTGACGTCCGAGAAGGCCCCGGAGAGCCTCATTCCCGGCACTTGCGACGTCACCCTATGCCAGTTCCTGCCCGGCGCGGAACACCCGCAGATACGGTCTATACAAGCCCTCCTGAACGCCCGCGGCTACAAGGGCAAGGACGGCAAGACCCTCAAGATTGACGGCGTATATGGCACTAATACTGTCTACGCCATGACGCAGTTCCAGAAGGCCGCGAAACTTGACATTAAGTCGCCCGGCACCGTCGGCGGCAAAACATGGACTGCGCTTCTCAATTAGCTTTCCCGTTTTCCTTTCTCGCGCCCTCATCCGGCTTCGTCCGGGTGGGGGCTTTTTGTTTGCAACATTTGCAACCCGATTTGCAACATTGAATGTCCAGAAATGTACAGTTTTGTACGTTTTGCCGGTCTTGACAGTCTGTATTTCCGGGCATAAGAAAACCCCGAAAGTGACGTTTTTACGTGCTTCCGGGGTACTTTTTTTGTTATGAGCGATGGGGGATTCGAACCCCCGACAACTTGATTAAAAGTCAGTTTAGGATAACGGAAATACGTCGTTTCGCTGATTTTAGCAACATCATTTGCAACAAAGCCCCATCTGCTGGGCGGCTAACAGTGCGCTTTCATCGTCGGCGTGGTCGTATATGTCCGCCGTGATTCTGATATCACTATGACCCATCAATTCTTTAGCAAGTCTTAAATCGACACCCTTCTTTTTCAAGTCCGTACAGAACGTGTGCCGCAAATAATACGGAACAAAGTCTTCCGCGAGTGGTAGCGGCGGGATCAGCTGATTCCGGTATAACTTCGCGCCCATGCTTATGTTCATATCCCGCTTCAGGTGGGCAGTGCGTCGGATATATTTGCTTTTGTTCATCCGCTCCCCGATCACGTACCCTTCCCCGCTCCCGATCGGCAGCTCCGGCGGTATCGGGACAAGCCTGTCAGCCGCCTTCGTTTTTGTTCCCCTGACATGGAAGAACTTCACGCCCTGAATGTTGACGATATCGGAGAACTGCACTTCTGCTGCTTCGGATGAGCGGAGACCACAGAACAGCATGATCCGGAACAGCAGATACTCCGGCTTGCCATCGGTGACTTTCAGGAAGTGGAAACGTTCCGTTGCGGTCAGGGAACGTCTTTTCCCTTCCGTGCCGGTGGGCGGGGTAATGTCTTCGGCGGGATTGTTTTTGATTAAGCCGTTTTTCTTTGCGGTTCGGAATATGAACTTCAATTCCTGAGTCAGCTTGCGGATGTGCGATTTTGATTTGCCGGCCTGGTTGTTTATGATCCGCTGGCAGTCAAGCACCGTCACGTCCTGCACCTTCATGTCGCCGATTTCCGACAGTATGTGCTTGCCGACGCGCTGCGTCATCTGTGAGCGGTAGTCCTCGGAGACGTTCGGCTTGAAGTCGTTTAGAGCCGTTTCCGCCCACTCTGCGACCGTCGGCGTGTATTTTATCCTGTCGCCCTCTGCGAGCCGTGATTTAAGCTCCAGGCGTTTCTGGAGGCACTCCTCGAGCGTCTTGCCGCGGACGTAGTAACGCTTGCCATTGTGGGTGACGGTGCGGGTGATGTAGTTATACTTCGTCATTCCGAATCACCTCAACCATCTTCACAGACTCTAGCAATCTATCAATCTGGTCTTGGATATCAGCCTTCTGCGCGCGTAATTCATTGATTTTTGCACGCTTCTTTTCTAGTTCAATTTTATATTGCTCATACTCTTCACACCGTTCCCATCCGAATAACTGATTCGGCGTGACAGAAAGCGCAACACAGATTTTCTCCACGCTGTCGATATCCGGCGAATTGTCGCCGCGTTCCCAGTTTGAAATCACGTTTTTCGTTTTGCCGATTTTCTCTGCAAGTTCGCCCTGCGTGATACCTTTGTAAATCCTGAAAAACTTAATGTTGTTGTTCAATACGCCGTTCATCTTTCTCTTGCCTCCTCCTATTCATTTTTCTTTTGGGACTTCAATATAACAGAAAATCGGGCTGACCGCAACAAATTTCTGTAAATCTCAAAAATATGTATTGACCGCACAGAAATCCTGTGTTATATTTTGGGAAGTGCAGGAATACTGTACTGTGACAAATAATGCACGAAGGAGGTGATATTTTGAACGTGCAGTCAAGGATATCTGGATACATTAAGGACATGGGTATCACGCAGGCGAGTATCTGCAAGAAGACCGGCATCAGACCGGACGTAATGAGCGCGACGCTTTCCTGCAAGCGCAAGATGACCGCGGACGAGTTCGAGATGATTTGCCGTGCCATCGACAAGTCGCCGGACGACTTCATGGTGCTGGGAAAGGAGGATGAGGATTGAATGAGGCTCCCGAGAACCGTTTATGCGCTAAAGCATAAAGCAACCGGGAAGATATACGTGGGAAGTTCTTCACATGTAAAGCAAAGAATCAGAGGTCACATTTTTGCTCTGAAAAGGCACAATCATCCATGCAAACAGATGCAGGAAGATTACAACAAGTATGGCGGCGGATACGAATGGTATGCATTGGATACTATTGAACAGTTTGAAGACCGTTGCAAAGAATATCAATGGATGGAAAAGCTAAAGACAAATAATCCAGATGTCGGATACAACGGGAATGATTGGCATTTTAGGTGTCACAAGGAGGCGAGTCTATGACCCGCACCGCAATCACCGAGAACCTGCGCCACCACGTCCACGGGGCAGGAGTCATCACCGCCAGCGAGCTCGCCACGTTCCTCGGCTATAAGAACGTCAGCCGGGTCAGGGCGGAGTATCTGGACGGATTAGAACACATCAAAGGGCGTTACTTCATCGCCGACGTGGCGAGACGCCTGCAGAAGGAGGTCACGAAATGAAAGAAGGAAAAGTCACCGCAACACCACCCCTGTCACTCCGGGTGTGGCACATGATCGTCAGCGACTACGAGAGAGAACTGGAGAACGATAAGTCATCACGCGCCTACTACGAAAAGCAGCTGGCGGAAGGGACGGCAAAGGAAGACGAGACCAAGAAGACGCTGACCGCATTTGCGGAGCGCATCGAGCGCACGGAGCAGATTCTGGACGAGCTTTATGACATATAAGGAGGGCAGGCATGGAACGCATTAAAGTTGGCGTCAAGCCGGTCGGCAAGCCCCT